GTTTTTCACTAGAAACTGTAATAGCAGACCCCTTTATTCTTGACTTACCACAACAATCAAACATAGCGGTATCACTTTCCACGTTAAAAGATGTAGATGACATACCTTACGGAATTTACACCGATAATTTTGGCAACATAACTAAATGGGAAGACTCACGCCGATTACCTGATAAGCCTCTGTACGTCACCAGCACAGCCGATTCGGTCAACCAAATAACTTACAACGGTACGACCTCTTCCTTCATCACCAATAGTTCTCTCAATCCTCGTTCACTCTCAGGCACTTCAGTCAATTGCAAAACCTTCATTTGGGTATATAAGCAGAAACAAACTGGTGAACGCTTCATGGCTAACGGCTTTCCAGATATATTTGCCAATGGTGTTCTTTGGACTACAGGAACCAGTGATGATGTGTTTGGAACTACAGCTATAACGCAGTTGAACACAAAAGTCAACAAAGTTGGGGTCAATACTTTTAATTATCGCCAACCCATAGAATACGGCGCAATCATCGCGGCTACTAATGCAACTTCTTCAATAGGCTTTAGTGGATTCTCTTCTCAACTGAAAGGGGAACTACTGTATTTCATTGGTTGGTCTGTTGCATTGAGCGAAGCTGAACTAACCACCGCTACACACTTACTAGCCAACAAGTTTTTTGATTCTACTTTACTGTTGTTTAACACTTCAACTGAGTTTAGATATAGCTCTGACGTTATTGTTAACCTCAACAAAAAGGTCACTGAAATTGCTGGCAACGCAGTCAGCTATGAAATACTGGTCAACCACTACTCGGCAACAATAACTGGCAACGACCTCACCTTTACTTGCCCGACCGACGATTTTATCAGTTTCGCCATCCGAGCCTACACAGCTACCGAGTCTGTCACTTTCAGTTTTAACGTCAGCATCACTTTACTTACTAATCAGCTTTACATCAACTTGAAAGGACTGCTTAATACCTTCAGTTCATTTTTCATCGTCACACCTGAAACCGTTACACTATCAAGCGGTAACATACTCCAACTAGATGAATACAGAACAAATGGTCAAGAGCTTTTAGGAGTGAACGCAGTAAACTATACTACCCCAACTCAACTTGATGGACTACCTGCGGCTCGATTCAACATAGATGGCTCTTCGCACCTCGACTTTGGTACTCCTAGCAGTAGTAGTGGTTACTGTTTCATCATGGCTTACATCCGCAAAGCAGGGCAGACTGGTACAGCTTTCCTATTTGGTCAGGATAGCAACAACATTTTCAATTCTGGGAACAATGGAGAATTACTGGCAAATGACTTCTACGGGGACGTTTGGGCGAACGGTGCAGAAAGAGAGCGTGATTATGTGCTACCTGAAGAATCGCTAAGCGTAGTCATTTTCAACTCGACTGACCTAGTTACCATCAATTCCATTGCTAAGGACAGGGTGTTCGAGGACAGGAGTGTAAAAGGCAGTGTAGCCATGTTTTGTATTGTGGACTACAAGATTAGTCCAACTTCTTTTTCTGCCATCGAGCGAAGCATTCGCGACTACTACCAGCCAGCTAAAATAGTTACGTTACTGAACTTCGATAGCAGCATCGTTGACCAGAGTTATCGCGCCAAGACCTTGAGTAGCAACATTTCGGTACTTGACACTGTGACCAAGAAGTTCGGAGCCGCCAGCTTCCCTATCGCCAAGAACAGTGTGCCAGCTTATGTGCAAATACCAAATGACTCAGACTTCTCTTTTCTGTCGGGCGATTTTACAATTGCGGGTTGGCTGCTTACTGACCAAGCTACTGATGGTGAGGTGGTTAACATCTACACACAACAAGGAATTTCGCTATTCTTTTCTACCGACCGATTGTACTTAGGGCGCTCTCTAATACTTGGGCTTGCTCTCTTTTCTGTCGTTTTGCCACTATCCTCGACTGTGTTCAATCACATTGCCCTAACAAGACAAAATGGAACAATGAGGTTGTATGTTGGTGGAGTTCGAGTATATGAAGCTGCTGATGACTACGAGTACCGTGACTGGAATACACCTGCACAAATAGGACAAGCCACTGCAATAACTACAAGCGGCTTGAACATCAATTTGGATTCTTTTGTGGTATATCGAAGAATTTCGCTTTACAACGGCGCAAGCTTCTCGCCGCCTAGTAGTGCTTATGCAGTTTAGTTAAGGTCTAGTACACCTGAAAATTGACTCAAATAATTGCTTGGGTCAAGTTCATCGAGTTCGCCCTTTCGCTTCATTTCCCGTTCGCGTAAGAACTTCTCACGTTTAGTTTGCAATTCCTTCATGTAATTGTCAGACTTTTCTAGTGTCTTGAGTTCGGCTGGTGTGGCTGTACCGTGATGTCTGCGAATTTCATACAAGAAGACATTGGAGTGCCTGAACTTCAAATATAGCTGCTGCTTGGTCTTGTCTTCGCTCCTGTAAGCTTTCTTTCGGAGCAGTACCAATTTACCTAACCCAAAAATGTCAATGGTCGAAGTTTCATCAGCACATAGTTGAGCCTTAGCCGCCTTGGTAATCTCGCGAAGTGTTTGGTAGACAAATGCTGGAGTTAGAAAATGTCCTGAATCTGGAAATCGCTCAAGTAAATTGGCATGAGCTTGAAAAACATAGGCAGGAATGTGCTTGCGCGTCTTCTTGGTGACATTAATGAGGTCTTTCTCTTTCTGCTTCCTTACGGTATCGACGTAAGGTTCTGGTGTAGGTTGTGACATAGTGTTAAGATATACATATCAATTTCATCTTAGCACCATGCGAAAACAGTCCAATAGCTTCAAAGAGTTCAAGACCCAAGAGTATTTCAAAGCACTAGCCGAATCAGTGTTGCAAGTTCGTAGAGCAATTAATAGCGACTTTGCCAAGAACACCTTTGTGGATGAATTAGCTAAATGGATTGCCAAATCTAATGTAAGTATCTATGAAGTACCAGACAAGCTCTACGAACGTTTTGCAGAAAAGAATGTGAGTGATATCACTAACAAGTATTTTGCTAAGGTGCAGGTCGAGTTCGGTAAAGTTCTGACTACCAATTTTGAGTCGATGATTAAGTTGGCGCTTAGACATCAGATGTACGACTATTTGTACGAGTATGGCGATGATGATATTCGCAAGTACTTTGACACGCAGGTGATAACTGAAGATACCAAAGAGCTATCAGCAGAGTTTGCAGCCAATGATGACTACGGGCAAAATATGCAAAATCGAGCCAGATACGCGCTTACCAAAAAAGCTGTTCAGAACTTATTAAACCAACGAGCAGAGCAGACCAATATCAACGAAGTAGCCAAAATCCAAGAGCGCGTCAAGATAGCGGATGAAGTGTCGCGCAATGTCTATATGCTCAACAAAATAAGCGATAGCACAAACAGCGCCAAAGCTGCCATGATGAACTTCTTGTACGGTAGTAGTGATGAGAAACAGAACTTTATATCGAGTAACTACCTTGGTAAGCGTCGTAGAGTATTACAAGCATCTTACTCAGCCGAAAGCAATGCAAATATCCGTAAGGCAGTGGCAATATTTCTAGCTGCCAACCGAGAGTACATCACTAACATCAAGTCCCAACGCAACAAGTACGAATACGACCTCAACCTTCTCAAAGTACGAATTAGGAACATTATCAACAAAGACACACAAGGCTTGCAAGGGGCATTTAAGCAGCAGTCACCCGATGTAATCGTGAAGACCGAGTTGGCAATTGCATACAACTTCGGTAAGGTAGCAGCATTTGGTGGTAAGGCAGACAGATACAAGCGCTTTAGATGGAATGTAGACCGAGAGTACGCATTGATTAGCCGATATAAAAGATTAGCAAGTGGAAGCAAAAGAACTGACCCAGTACCTTGTGAAGATTGTGAACTTCAAGATGGTCTTGAGTACTACTTGTTTGAGATAATTGAAAACCAAAGAAATAGCGGAGATGTTATTAATTATAAAGCTGGAAACCCTACCGTATGGCGCAATTCAGCTAGACCTATTTTGCCCCTGCATCCGATGTGCCAATGTTTTTGGTCGCTCTCTGAAGATATTGATGAAGAAGATTTTGACCCCAAGAAACAGCCTCCGAATCGACCACCTCAAGGCGGCTTAGGTACACCAATTAAGATTGCTATCGCCGCTACTGCATTTGTCGCTGGACTCGCACTACTAGCATCTAACAAATCACTAGGTAATGCGACTGCCAAAGCCATTTACTCAACATTCACAACGCCTCGATTACCTATACCAGATGCAGCCAACTTGCCTCGTATAGTAGAGTCAGGACTAGAAGCACTCAACTTTGTTGGGGCAGAAAAGAATATAGTAAATAAGGTAGCTAAAAGTGTCCAAATCATCAATCGCGTTTAATGTAGCGCTCGTTCTATTCATAATTCTAGTCTTCCCTCCTACATCTGATAGAATTAACATATTGAGAGTTCTATATTCCTTTTTCGACATACTTTTACATTTACACAGATGACCACTAAACAACCACAACAAGCTGAATTTATGTTTGAGGGGCTTCAGGCTCTTCAACACGTAGACATTCCTTCCGCTTTTGATGCAGCAAAACACGCAGGTTATAACCTTATTTATGGCTATAAACCTAGCTTTGGTGATTTGAGTGCGCTTCCTATAGCTATGAACGCCACTAACTTCCCTAAATGGGCAAAGACAGCTAAAGATACCTTTCAAGCCAATGCAGGAGATAAATTGCCTCAACGTGTTGCCAAAGCAGCACTTGAAACTGGGGGTCAAGTATTACGCGACAGTGAAGGTTGGGGAAATCCTATTGCAGATGGAATGTCTGCAACTTATCGGAATGTCCGAGGAGTTTACGATAAGCAAAAGGAACTTGGTCGTAAGTTAACACCAAGAGAAATTATGAGTGAGTCTGGTAAAGCTGCGTTACAAACAGCCAAGGCTCAAATAGTAACTAGACCTAAGTTTTATTTTCATGATGCTCCTAAGATGGGTTTAGCTGCTATAAAAGAAGCTAAACCTAAAATTGGTGAGGCGTTATCTAAACTTCGTCAAGCTTTACCTAGTCGTAGAGGTGTACCACAATTAGCTTCTATGTCAACTTCGTTCAAACACTTTAAGAATTTTTAGCTTTGTTTAAGTCAGAGTTCATAAAAAAATAAGTTATTGGCTTTTCATAATACGCACTGAAAGCGGCTAACTCAAATGCACTGATTGTTTTTACCCCACGTTCAATCTCACTAACAACATCTTGCCCAAAAGAAAAATCTGCGGCAACACTTGCCTGAGATTTGTTCTTGGCTTTACGAAGGCGGCGTAGCTTATCCCCGACTTGCTGGTTAAAGAGTGACTTGTCGTTCATGTTACGATAATACTTATATAGTTATGATAGCGCATTAGCTAACAATGAAAAAAACCTCACCTAATATTGCTTATTTTAAAGCCCCAGCATCAAGAGCCAACTTTGAGTTGGGGCAGGTGTTGGTTTCTGGCACTCCTATTAAAGACGAGTACACGGCTCTTGTAGCCACTGAAGGCAAGTTTACTGATAGTACTGATGTTGAACATGATTTCAGTGTTGAACGTCTCAATACAATTGTCGAACATACTAACCGAGCTATCGATAGCGGCACAGTTGTACCTGTTTGTGCTGACCACAAAAAAGATATTCCAAATACCATTGGAAGCATTAACGGAAGAGCATTCACAAAAGTAATTACGGAAGCAGATTTACCGAACCAAAATTCCAAGCATTTAGTAGGTAAGCTTGGAATGTTCTTATCTGGTGTTAAGGTTGCAGCAGCTAAAGGTATCGAAGCGTTGCGTAGTGGCGTTAAAAGTGTGAGCATGGGACTTAACCTTGACCCTAACGAACATCGCATCATGGAACTCAGCCTAGTGCCAATCCCCGCAATTCCCAACATGGGACTATTTCACAAGAAGGTAAGCAAAGCAATGACCGCTAACTTTTCAGGTATTCCTGATAGCGGAAATGCGGTAACTTGGGACGAGCTTGATGCTAATGACCAAGCAATTGACGACCTTCAAGACGAATACAACGAAATTTGCCAGAAATTGTGGCTCTTGCTCAAAAATGCCTATGACAACGATGCGATTAATATCGACAGTCCTGAAGTCTTGTTACAGTTGATTTACTCTCAATTGAATGGCTTCAGTGTCAAGATTATCGAACTACTCGGTTTGACCCAGTTGATGCAACAAATGAACCAGCAAGCACAGGCTGGCGTAATGACTCAGCAAGACCAAGCAGCACAAACTCAGTCTCAATTACAAGGCGGTGCTGAGAGTGGTATGACGATTCCACAACTACAACAACAAACCACATACAAACGTGGTACTAACAAGCTGGCTCAGTTCAATTTATCGACGACTGGTAAGAAGTATGTACGAGGCACAGCTAAATGCTAAGTTTGAAAGCAGAGTTTGCACCCCAGCAGCAGTTCACAGGTCAAACTCGTAGCGGCAGAGTAACTTGGGGAGATACTAGAACTCCTCGTAAAGCTGGTAGCGGTGGTCTACGCGGTAAGTCTCGTCAGGAGCAGCTAAGTGAAGAGGCTGTAATGAAAGTCAGGGCTAAAGTAGCTGGCGAACGCGAAAGACGGGCTTCTGAGCCTCCTAAAGCACCACCTCTTACAGATACCGAGCGTGGTACAGCTAAAGGGGCAGAAGTAACTGCTAAAAAAGCTAAAGTTGCGGCAGATGAAAAAGATGCCTTATATGAAAAATATGGGGGAAAGCAGTCAGGCAACGCTGGTGGCGGATTTAATATCCCATTAGTTACACCTGCTGCCACTGCTGTTGGCAATACAATTCGAGATAAGGTTATTAACCCTGTCGCTAGAGGTCTTATTGATAGAGATATGACTCCAAGCGAAATCAGAGGTACTCTAGCCTTTGGAACGTTATTTCCAGCAGTAGTGGGCGGATTAGCTTATGGTCAATATAAAAACAAGAAGGCTGAGAAAGAAAAACAAGCTCAGGCTCAAGCTCATCGCGACAAAGTTGCCGAAATAATTGCAAAAAGGAATCTACTATTGGAACAACGTCAAGCGCAAGCCCAACAACCTCAAACTCAGGTGAGAGTGCCATACAACTTTTTTAGTGCTGCCCCTTTAGTTACACCAGCCAACTTCGCATTTCCTAAGATTGGTGTTCGTAACCCTTTCTTCATTAAAAAAGAAAAAGCACTTCCACTTGCTGCAATCGGAGGTACATTAGTTGCTGGGTATGGTTTGCTATCTAAGCTCAACAAACAAAGAGCGCTTGATGCCTACAAGGTAAATAGCCTTAAAGATAAGAATGCTCAAGATTTTGCAGCTAATTATTTTGATAGTCCTCAATACCATGCAGACAACTTGATTCGCGAAGCTGCTAATATTACTGGTAATCCTTTGCTGCAAGGTATTACGGATAATCCTCTTGACAGGCTTACTCCAGCCCAGCAAGCTGAAGTGCAGAAAAGGAGAGGCACTGCCCGATATTCTAGAGGCGCAGACAAGGTTGCAAACTTTTTTGACCCACTAATTACCCCAAGCTTAGCTATTGGAGGTACACTTTACGGTATCTACAACAAGAAAAAAGCTGCCGACCAACAAGAAGAAGTATTTGAAGCTCAGAAATTAGCTGCTCTTGGCTCAATTAAAGATAGGTCGTTGCGTCAACAACTTTTGGCAAAAGCTCAAGGGCAGTTCATTGATGAAGATTCTAAAAATCGAATCATCGACTCAGCTTTGAATGGCGATGTTCGCTCTGTACTGCGAACAGGTTTGAAAAAAGTTAATTGGGATGCACTATAACATGAGACATTTTGTAAATTTCGGAATTATTAACAACATTAAGAACTCTACTGGCAAGCAACGTTTAGGTGCTGGTGCTGGCTTACTCGGATTGGCTGCTGCTGGTGGATATGCTGGCTATAGGGCGCTTAAGGGCGAACCTCTAGACTTTGGAGGTATTCAGGCTTCAGTTGTAACTCCTCCTGAAGACTTTGATAAAGGGGGCTTTGATTTTAAAGATATCCCTCAAAACTTAAGAGGTGGTTCAGCTACTTCCCTTAAAGAGTGGACAGAAGATAGATTTGGTAATCCAGTTTCTAGCTACCCTCAAGCTGAGGGCATGGGGGGTGGTACGGACATTTACCAAAATCTTCGTGGCACTGTTCAAAAGGTATACAGAGATAGACCTAACACACCTAGAGACAATATCTATGATGCCATCCGCAATCCTGACTTAAGAGGGCAGCAATTTGCGGAGACGGGTGAAAGAATTAAAACTGTGGCTGGTAATTTGGGTAGGGGTGTTCAGTCAGGTATTGGCAATACTTACAACTACCTCAAAGAAAATGCAAGACCTGATTTTCGAGAAAATTTTAGAGTTAAACCAGAGGAGTACTTAAGCGGCAAGTATAAATTAGATGATTTGTCAAGCAAAGACCTATTGAATATTTACAAACAAGTTCAAGGTAGGGAAGGCGCTGAAACAATTTTAGATAAGGCTATAGCCAGAAGAGGTTTAGGTCTGTAATATGAGGCACTTTGCAAACTTTTATTTAAACTTACAAGCCCATGCAGAAAATGCTTTGCAAGGTTTAGTGGATAAGTATCCTAACTCTGAAGTGGGGTATGGGGCAACAGATTTCTTAGATAATTATGGGAGGCATAATTTTGTAGAACATACAAATTTACCATCTAGAGAGGCTGTAAGTACGACTATACCTTATGACAAGCTAGACCTTCAAAACATTAAGGGATTTCCTTACAAGTGGGATGGACTAAAACATCTTCAAGGCGCTCACACTCATCCTATGGTGTTATCGGCTAAAGCGGCGGGAGCAATTGGAGAAGATGCAGATATTTCCAATGTACCTAAATACCCAAGTTTACAGGATTTCACTACTGATGCAACTAATAGGCAAAGAATACCAGCCCCTAACGGCTCAATCAATCCTTCTTTAGTTATTACCAAAGAGTATGGAGAGCCTGTTACTTACAAATATACTGCTGGGGCTAATAGGCAAAATTTTTATTCCCGTCTCAATTCTATACAAGATTCGATTAGACTGGGCTTACTTGATAGTGAGTTATACGATAAGCCAGACGAGAATGGTAATCGAGCTTTTGTAAAAGATATATCGAAACCGTTTCTCAGAAGGGCAGCTTTAGAAGAACAGATGTCAAACTCTAAAGGATTCTTTCACGAACCTTATATAAACGTAGAAAGACAAGCCGCCAGCCCTATTCCAGTTCAATTGCCAAGTATGGGTACAAGTAGACTTGGTGAGACTGTTGCTGCTGCTAATGCTATAGGGCTTGCTCATGGAGGTTACACTCTTAAAAAGGCTTATGACGAGCGTAGAAAGCAGAGACAAGCTGATGATGTACAATTAACTAATAAGTATTAATAATTTTATGGACTTAGATTTTCAAGATAGGCTATTAGCTGGCGCTGGTGTTGCAGGTGGTGCAGTACTTGGTAGTAGATTTATTGCTCCCTACGTCAGTAATAGATGGGGCAGAGAAGATTACTACAAAAGTCAGGCAAATGGACTTGGCTCTCAATCAGACCTAGAATACAAGCACCAAGAGAGTCTACGAGACATTCTTCAAAGTGATTTATCAGAGCAAGAAAAAGCCCGAAAAATTAAAATCCTTCAGATGTATAGACAAAAAGAGTTAGGTCAAACTCTAGTGAATACAGAAAGGAGTGCAGAAAGAAATCAAAGATGGGGTAATGCTAAGGGCGCTGTTGCTGGAACTTTAGGGACTGCTGCTGTAGGTGGAGCTTTGGGGTTGGGCTACGGACTTAGTAACGATTTTGGTACTAGTAAGAAATGTTTTGCAAATTTTGATGCTTACCTACCTGAAGAAAAAGAAGAGCAACCTAAAAAGAGAAGCATAAGAAAAGCTGCTGCTATTGCAGTTGGTAGCGGGGCAGGGGTGGCTTTAGGGGCAGATGTTCTTAATAAATTTTCAAATACTGGAGAAGGGCAATATTATGCAAAAGAAGCAGCAGAAAACTTTGAAAATCTGAAAGGTTCCGTTGGTAAAGGGTTGATTAAAGCGGGAGAACATTTACAAGGTTATAATTTTCCAGAAGGACTTAGATATAGACCTTACAACTTGGATGATTGGGGTCATCATTCTTTTAGTAAAGCTGAAAAGACTGCAAAATTTACCCGCAAACACAACTCAACTTACGTGCAGTTCAAAAAAGCCTATAATCAAGCCGTAGCAAACTTTATTGACCCCTCAGCAATTGCAAGTGAAGGTATTGGCGATTATTTAGGTCTAGGTCTAGGCAGTCTCGCAGGTGCGGAAATCGGTCGTGCTGGCTCTGCTCAAATCAAAGCTAAAGCTCTTAGACGTAGTGCTGACCCTAACGAACGCCACAATCAAATATTGGCTCAACAACTAGAAGCTGCACAACAAATACAAGACCCTGTACAACGCGCAAGAGCTATTGAGAAAGCACAATCTCAAGCTGACTACGAATCTGCCAAACTGCAACGCTGGGCTGGTTTAAAAGGCGGTCTATTGCAAGCAGGGTATACTGGACTAGGTGCAACTACAGGACTACTTGGTAATACAATTGCACATCACTGGGACAACTAATGAATAAAAAACCGCTATTACAAAAAGCCAACTTTGCTACAGCACCTTCACTTCTTTCTGCCGTACCTAACGCAGTAAAAATTGGCGCTGGTGTTGGTGGTGGACTGGGACTTTTGCAAGGCTCTGGAGTTTTGGAGTCAGATGCAGAAAAAAAAGCTACTAATGTTGGTAATCGATTAGGTAAGGTACTGACAAGCACAACTGTAGGTGCTGGACTAGGTGCTGGTGCAGGATACGCAGTTAATCGCTACAATTTATCTAAGGCTCCAGAAAGGGAGTTGCAACGTAGAGAAGCTGTCGTAGCTGAGCATGAAGCAGCTAACCCTAGAGGCATTCGTAAAGCTGTTAAAAGGGTTAATAAAGAAGTTGAAGCTGTAAAAAATAAAGTTCAAGAAGTTGTAGCTCCAAATCTTGACCAGAGAGAAGCTAGGATGGCTGAAGAACTTAAGCGTCAGTCTACCCAACCTGAACCAACTCCATTGATTGACCAAGCTATAAGTTGGGAAAGAAATATCGCAGCTAAAACTCAAGAAAAAGTTGGCGGATTGCTTGATAGACTTAAAGGCAAAGGTAATTCGACTCGGAGAGAGGCAGGTGGAGGTATCCCCCCAAATACAGTAAACGTAAATTCAACCACAGACCTAAGTAAAATGATTCGTAAATCAGCAAACTTCCAAGACCCAGCTACAATTCAACGCCTAATCCAACACGGTAGCACCTACATCCCTCAAAACAATACTGGGGTTATCAGCCTCGAATCTACCTTGCGCGGCAAGATACAGAAAAAGAAACTGCGTGACCCTAAAGTACCAGCAAGTATGGGTGTTAAGGAAATCAACTCGATGATTGAATCGGGCAAGCCAGTAGGCAAGTACTTCAATAAAGAAATTCGTAAGTCTGCCAGTTTTGAGATTTCTCCAGTTCAAATAGCTGCTGGTGTGGGTGGGTTGGCTGGGTTGGTAGGGGGAGGTTTACTAGGGAGAAAGTTGGCAGGTAAGCCTATTCCTCTTGATTCAGACCTAGAAACTAAGTACAATAACTTGTACCAACAAATTCTTACAAACCCTGAGAGAAAAGATTTACAAGAAGAGTACGACAGAATGACTTACGAACTTGCTGAGACACCAACTGCAAAAAGAAATGCAAAAAGAGCATTCTATCCAGTTGCAGGTATGATAGGAGGAAGACTTGCTGGGGCTGGACTAGGTGCTGTAGCTGGCGCAATGTACGAAAATAGTCAGTACAGTAATAAAATCCGTAAGTCTGCAAACTTCCTCAAGCCCCAGCAACAAGCTGAGTTCGGTATTGGCGACCAAATCAACAGCGCTTTGACATCGGCAGGTAAATTAATCACGCAACCCGTAGCTAAAGCAGTTCGTAAAGCTGCTACCAAAATTCCTGCTGGCGATAGATTTTTAGGTGGTATCCCTATTATTGGTTCCAGACTAGATGGTGGTGCTAAAGCTGCTGCTGCTGGTACTTACGATGCTTTACAAGGGGCTGCTAAAGTACTTGATTCCGATAAAGCGGCTAAACTTACTGCTATCGGTGTTGGTGGTACTGCACTGGCTGGTGGTGGATTGCTTGCTGCTAAACTAGCACAAAAGAAACAAGAAAACGAAGCTCGTTATAGCAAAAGCATCCGTAAGTCTGCATCGTTTGGCATCATTCCTACTGGTTTAGTTAATGGCGCTCAAAAAGTTGCTAGAGGTGCTGCAAATCGTTTTGGCAATCTATCTCCTCAAATCAATGCCGCTAATGTCGGTACTGCTGTTGGTGCGGGTCTAGGCGCTCTTGAAGGTTCTGGTATCAATGAAACAGAAGAGCAACGAAGAAGCACAGGTTTGGTCGGTCGTGCAGGTAAAGTACTTGGTATGACTGGATTAGGTGCTGGTGTAGGTCGTGGAGTTGGTTCAGTTGCTGGCGCTGGTGTCAATCGTTATCAAGCTAACCAACGTTTACAGAGTCGTCGCAAGGATAATCCAGACGCATTCAAGAATCCCAACACAGTTCCACGCTCTATAGAAATCGAATAGCAGTCATTACGTCAGTTACGGGAAAAAGCCATAAATAATGCCATGCTGAGAAATTAGTGTGGCATTATTGTTTTAATCCTAAAAACGAAAATAATAAAAATGGATGAAGAACAAGATTTAGGCGCTCAGGACGCTGGTATGGAAGGAGCGACCGAACTCAATCCTACCAATGCTTTTGGCGAATTACTTCTAGACTTAATTGAAGCCCAATATGAAGGCGACATTGATGCTGGTGTACAAGCTCTCGTTCAAGCTACTGGTTTGAGCGAAGAAGACGTAACTGGCTACATTAGCGGTGAAAATATCGTTGATGATGCTGACATTCTCGAAGCAATGATTGGAGCCTTCCCTGACGCTAACGACGAAGATATTCAAACTATTATCGAAGTTGCAAGCGGAGTTGAAGAAGCTGACCGTCAAGCTCTAGAAGCACAATACGAAAATGAAGGCGCTGAAGGAGGCGCAGAAGAACCTATGACTGAAGACGCTGCTAATTACGCTGCGGCATATAATCCCGCAATTCAAGCTAACTTTAATCGTGCAGTTGCCGATGAAATTCAACGAGTACGCGCAGAAAATGAAGCTCTCCATGCTAATTTTGCTCAGGCTCAGTTCCAAGCTAACCTTTCTCAAGCCTTAACTGACTTGAACGCTCGTATTAGTCAAGACGTTGTTGACGGTGTTATCACCCCTGCAATGAAGGAAGCTCTTATTGGTAATTTCTCTGACCCTCGCCAACGAGTAGCTCAATTTACTGGTATTGCTCAAACTAACGGTGCGCGTGACTTGCAAGAACAACTCAATATGTCGGAGTTTGCTTACTCTCTATTGCGTAATGTTGCAAATGTAACCCAGTTCACTGACTTCTCTGTTAGTGCTGAAGAAGTTGCAACTGCTAATTTCTCATCTAGCCTTGAAGAAGCTGCTAAGGGCGACTTGATTGCTATGGGTCTGGATTTCGGACTATAAGGAGCAAAAAACACAATGTATTTAACAACTGAAAAATATATCCGTAACGGTAAGGCAATCATTTTCAACGCCGCAGCTAAGAAAGTTGCAATTGATGGTGTTGAAATTAAGAGTGCCGATATTCAACTCAACTCTGAAGGGATTGCCGCAGTTCCCGAAGGTAGCTTTATTGCTACTACTGGCACTTCTGGCGAAAGAGTTGCCCGTTTTCTTCCTCGCACTCGCTTAAACGCTGCGACCGCTACTAACTCTCCCACCGTCTCATTGAAGACTCCTTGTTCTCAATTCAAGGTTGGTGATGTACTGTACGCTAAGCATTGTTTTGCTCGAATCAAGTTTGTTGGCACTTTTGCTACTAGTGATGTTATTACTGCCAAGATTGGTGGTGTAACTTACTCGGCAACTGTAGGCGCTACTCAGACTGGTGCTGGTGCTGCTGCTGATTTTGCAACTGCTAATGCTGCTGCACTATTGACTGCTGGTATTACTTTTGCTCAAGTCGGTTCTACTGCTGTAGCAACTATCTACGCAAATGATAGCTATGATGTGTACTTCACTACTTCTGGTGCTGCTGGTCAAGTTGTTGTCGAAACTACTGAAGCTGGTTACTTAGGTGATAACCTCACTCCTCTAGGTACGATTCTTGCAATCGGTGCTGAAAATGCTACTACTGGTGTTCGCTCGGTGACTTTGGCTGCTAACGCTGCTCAAGCTCTGCCTATCAACTCTATTGTCGGTATTAACGTTGAAGAAGTTCTCGGTTTGTATCCTGACCCTGTAGACCTAACCAACGAGCCTGTGCGCCATTTTGCAGTTATCAGTGAAATTGCTGGTATCTATCAAAACAATCTGCCCTACATTGACCGTCAATTGAAGCGTTTGTTTGGTTTGCACTTGCACATTAAACCATACTTCAACAAATAACGGAGAAATATAAAAAATGGCAATGTCCCCTATTGAAAGCTTTTTAAAAGAAGCACGCGCTGCTAAGGCGGCGGACTTGGTTATCAACAATACCCTTCGTCAGACCAAAGAACGCAGCAAAGTTCTCAACACTTATGTTCCCTTGATTGAAAAGACAGGTCGTGATTGGCTTGCTTATCTTGGGACAACCACAGACCCCATCGCATCGTTAGTTGCCACTGGTCAGGATTATCCTGAAGCGAAAAAAGGCGACTTCTCTCGCATTCAAGCTCGTAACTTCAAAGCAGCGATTTCGTATCACTGGGATGAAGATACGCAGTGGCGTATGCAAGAAGTTAGCGAAATCGCTAAGTTACGCAACATCACCATTCAGAATATTCAAGTTTCTGAAGGTAAAGTGCAGTTAGGTCAAGACAACGAATTGGCTAAGGTCATTTTTGGTTCGGTAGCTTCTCTTGTTCGTGGTCACATCAATTTGATTGACTATCTTGCTTGGCAGACTCTACAAACTGGTAAAATGGCGTATACCGACCGTCGTACAGGTCTGAACGTTTCGTTAAATTGGTTAAAAGCTCAGCCTGTTCGCAGAAATATGTTCCCTCAGCCCGTATATCAAACGGATTACAACGGAACTGAAACTGTTGACTCTCTCAAGCGCGACTGGACTCAGCACGAAACTGCTGACCCTTTACAAGACCTTGTAGATATGCACTCTAACTACAAGTGGGTTAACGGGTTCCCTGCTGACGAAATTGCAATTAGCGAACGTCTTCTTTTGAATATGGTTCGTTGTAAGTCGGTTAAGGAAGCTGTAGTTGCAGCTAATGTTATCGGTAACGTTATTACTGGTACTCCTTCTATTGACCAAGTTAATGAAGTTCTAACTCGCAGATTTTTACCTAAGTTCGTCTTAGTTGACGACTATGTAGAACTAACAGACAATGAAGGCAAGTCAGTTCCTACTCGTGTACTTGATGAAGGTACTGTAGTATTCCTAAGTCGTCAAGGTCAGTTTAATCGTATTCTTGGCGGAACTCTTGAGAACGGAGGAAAAGCAGGTATCTACGTCAACACGTACACCAAAGCTGGCGACCCACCTCTTTCCATCACCAACACTGCAAGTATGCAGTTGGTTGCGGCTCCTACTATTGGTCGCACTGGAAGCGCACGTAAATTTGCTAAATTGGCTAACTTGGAAAGTTCAGTAAATCTTGCGGAATTTACCACTTTCAACCCTGCTGACGGTTTAACTGTCATCTCCTAATACTAATACTAATTAGTTAAAATTAAATCTCTCCTTAGACATATTGTTTAGGGAGAGATTTTTGTTATTATAGTTATGTGGGATAGTAATTGCAATACGAAAACAGCTTAAGGACTGCCTCCCACTTTTTTCTTTTATCCTTAATATCCTTATTACAAAATTATGGACTTCCCTAAATCGGCTGGAATTTACAAAATCACGAATAAAATCAATGGAAAATATTACATTGGTTCAAGCAACAATCTCAATTACAGAAAAAGTACTCACTTATCAAGATTAAGAAGAGGTAAACACGGTAATAAGCAACTACAGGCTTCTTTCACTAAAAACGGAGAAGATAATTTCTTCTTTGAGATTGTAGAACTTTTGGAAAACGCTACAGTAAAAGAAATTAGACAATTAGAGCAAACTTATTTAGATGGCGTAGAGGACTGGTCTTTATGCTATAACGTATTGAAGATTACAAATCCTGATTCTGAAATTATTCCTATATCGGAAAATACAAGAAAGAAGATGTCGGAAAACAATAAAGGAGAGAAAAATCCTAATTTTGGTAAGGCTGTTTCAGAAGAGACACGTTTAAAGTTATCAAAAGCTAGATTAGTTCGTGGGTCTGGTGTAACAAAATACGCGGATGATTGTTGGGGTGTAGTTATAAAGGTTGAGATTGGAACGAATAAAAAAGTTTGTCTTGGTAAATATAGAACAGAAGAATTAGCAAGACAAGTACGAAAAGTTGCCGAAGAATTGTATATTGATGGTATCGCGGAAAAACAATCAGAATTAGATGAGTTGTTTACCCACAGAAGAGGAGTAGAAAAAGACGGTAAGTATATAGCTAACTCCAGAATCTATGGGTTAGGAGTACGTTTGGTTGAAAGTGGAAGTTGGGCAGCAAGTATTTTTTACAATGGGAAAACTACAGAACTCGGTAGGTACGAAACTGAAGAGCAAGCGCGTCTAGTGAGAAGTCTTGCTGAGAAAGTATATTGGGATGGACAACATGAATTTAAGAAAGAATTAGAGGCTGCGCGTTCAAAAGCTAAAACTAAAACTAACCAAAAGCGTAAAGGCGTTGGAGTCAGTAGAAATGGGCATGGTACTTACACAGCCTGTATTACAGTCAACAATAAAACATTTTCTGTAGGTAACTTTGGTACAGAAGAGGAAGCAAGAGAGCATCGTATCAAAGCCGAAAAATATTATTATGATGGTGATGAATCTTTTGCAGAACTTTTTAACAAACCTAAAAAAGAGCGAGAATTACCTGTTGGAGTGTATCCTAAGTACAACAAGTTTTACTCTGTTATATCTGTAAACAACAAAACTAAGCGTGTCGGCAGTTTCAACACACCCGAAGAAGCACATTTAGCTAGACTTGAAGCTTTACAATCTCTGCTATCATAAATACATCTACACTTATACAACTATGATTCCCAAAACACCTCCAAAGCAATATCGTATTTTTCCCGCATATATAAATTATGAGGGATTTGTAGTCCCAGAGGGTATCTACAGTGAAACAGAAATTGACATTGTAGAAGCCAGAACTAAATCTACCGCAGTTCTGGTCAACGCTAGTGAGTTCCAAGCCGTTACTCCCACCAACCTCAATCCTGATATCTCCTTCATCCCTAGCAACGACCTGACCTTCGACAACACAACCACAATCCACACAGTCAAAAAGCTGAAAATCAATTCCGCAGAACCTTCCGAAATTGAAGCCCTCAAGTTCGTCGGCAAAGTAGCAACCCAAAAAATCACCGAAGCTCGTAAAGATGCTAAAATTGAATCATACGCACAACTAGACCGCATCGCTCCACTCAAGGGCGGCAAGAAATGGGAAGACATTGCCGTTATCGACTTTGAACTGCCCGACCCTACTCATGGTCTAGTCTACGAAGGACTCAAGACATTCGGCTACACCGCAGAAACCACAAATGGAAAATCAGCTTAAAGCGCCAAACCTACCCAAGATGAAACAAGGGGCAATGAAGCCACTCTTCGGAGAGCGATTGCCCCAAGCTCGTCTGGGCGCGACCAACAAGAAAAGTGGCGGTTTTACAGCACCAGTTGTAAAGCGCCGCAAAGGTGTAATCTCAGCAGGTATGGGCAAGAACATGACATTTGCATTTATGGATACCGACCTAGCTTCTTTTAGTTCAGACAAGCCTTCACTTCTTTTTTCTGCCTCGGAGCGTAGCGGAGTTGCCGAGTTCCTAAACTTAACTGGTCGTCAACGTTACTACTCCATCGACGACATTCCCGACGATGAACTAGCCGAAATGACTGACCAACAAATCAACGAAGCTATCCATCGACAGCAAGAAGTCGAAGCTAAGAATAAAATTCGTGAGAGTGCCAACGCCAGAGCCAACTATCGAGCCAAACTTGATACATTCCGCGAAGGTAAGTCTGCTATTCGTCAAGGCTATCTCCCCTATGTCGGAAAACTACTCTACGGCTAAACGCAGTTATGAAATACGCAAACATCTCCTCATTAACAAAAAAGCTAAAAGGTCGCCTCGAAGTTGTGCCTTTCGAGACATCTGGCATCACTGGTATCGCTACCCAAGAGATTGACGTAGACACCGTTGAGATGCTTGTAGACGAAGTTGAGTTAGGTGACATCGACACATATCTACAAATGATTTATGTGTTCCCTCTTAAGCTTACCGAGACATCTACAGTCAACTACTTGAAAATGATTGCTGAAGATATTGCAATTGCCAAAATCATTGACTTCAAATTTCCTCGTCAGACCGACGGTGAAGCTAACAATGATGGATTTAGCCAAATAACACTGCAACGTGGCTTAGATAGGCTGCAATCGCTATTTGCGGGTACTGGTATCTTCGTAGCTGGTGCAAACGCAGCACTTCAAGCTATTCAAAATGACCCTAACGCTCAGCAACAACAAAACAAAAACATCGTACTGGCTGGTGAAGAACTCAAAGCCTTCATTGGTTATGACTTCAACAATGACGGCACAAGCGACACAGACATTTTTAAAAAGAATCTCAACATCGAGCCAAGTTTCTACTGCGCTGATGACTTCAATGATGTTGTTGGTACTAACGATAGTGACTTTATCCTAGATGGAGTGCAGACTCGACGCGCTCGGTACATTCCTCCTTCTGGTAATTATCGCAATCAAGATACAATCAGTTTTTGGTAGAGCGAATCCATGTTCATAGACCGTCCCACTTACCCAATCGATTTTAAGTTTCCTGACGTAGACCTTCAGACAATTGCGGCGTACATTAGAAATGAGGTTAATATTACGTTCAGTACGCCTTTAGGCGGCAAATCAGCTATTTCCAGCTACACAGTAGACAACACCAACAAACTGCCTCTAGGGACGAATATCTACCCACTGCTGAAGATATTTCGTAATGAGGAGTCCTCACTATTTCCAATCGGTGCAGGTGATGTAGTAAGTCTTACGATTGCTTACGTCTTAGCCTATAGTGCCAAAGACACAGCTTCAGGGCTAACTTTCCACGTAGCCAAAGAAATCAAGCGCATTCTTCAAAATAGCGAGGTTGACGACAACATTCCCTTCACTATAGATAAGGAACAAGGCATCACTATCAAATATGAGTCAGCCACAACCACTGACCTCATTTATGATTACGCCAAGATAAATTGTGCTGTATTTGCATATTAGTAGACCTGATATAATTAAACTAAATCTTAACGTTAAGAACACACAAAACAAATGTCAAACATTCAAATTGCTTTAGGAGTAGCTAATCCTACAGTACTTACAACCCTCGACCTCAGCACAAACCCAATCAAAACAATTGGTGACTCTGAGTACGTTCCTGTAACTATCGCTGTTGCACAAGCTGACATCACCGCATCTGTCATTCCTATCGCTACCGAATCCAAACTAAAAGCTGAAGTTGCTGGTGCATTCGATAAAGTTCGTGTTGGTGACTTCATTACCGCAGTTGCGACTGGTTCCTTGACTGCAAAAAGCAACGTAGCAGTCAATAACGTGTACCTTGCTTCTGGCTTGAAAGAAATCACTTACGATGAAAACTACAACAGCACAAACCTCGGTGTGAAGTCGGGCGATGCAATCACTGTAGCTAGCGCAGGTACTGGTATTCCCGCAAACACTATCGTCACCAAAATCGACTACGCAGCCCGTAAAATCTACATTGACAAAGCCCTTACCGAAAGTAAAGTTGCAAGCGTCTCTGTAACCCCCAAGATTCGCGTCACAGCAGTCCGTAAATCCACTGCCGTAGCTAACCCTAACGAAATCGACTTTGACAGCACAGTAGCGACCACAGGCGTAGCTGGCAACGTCACCATAAAGGGTGGAGCAGTTGATGGTGTGTTAACAGTTCTTCGCCTAACTCCTGTTGACAATACAGTAAATGCCAAAGCCACTCTCAGTATTTCTTCTGCAACTCTTGACGGTTCTCAGGTTGTCGGTAGCACTGAAGGTTTTAATGGTCTGGACTACTCAGCACTGACTTACAGCAACATCGGTCAGTATCAAATTGACCTCAACAACTACCGCACCAAAGCTGGTGTAGCTGCTCCTACTGGCGCATAAACTTAAATGAGTATCGAATGTGAAGGTACTAAATATTTCGCTATCTCGAACCTCTTTGTCAGAAGTTTGGATAGCGATTTTTTTACGTTCCCTGCGCCCTACCATATTGTTGTTGACTCAGACAAAGCAACAATAGAAATATGCTATGCTAGTTACCACGAAAGTCCACTTATATTGGATTACATATTTGACTTGTTTTTCTATGTGATGGCTTTTGATGGTAGGATATGCTCTTTCTTTCTTCGGTCTATACATCAGAAAGAAGACCCACGCAACGAATCTTACGGCTACAAGGCACTTTACGCTTTTCAACCAAAGCTGTCGGTGCAAAACAAATCAACTCTTAACGAAAAAACACAATTAGGACAATTTTATGGCAAGCTCCTCGACATCAAACAAACCATCCTACCAAACCCTAGAGGTCGTTCTAGATAGCGGCGAAAAAGTTCGCGTAAGACGTACTCCGCAAAGCAACCTAAAGCGTTTGATTGAACTTCAAGGTGAGTTAGTAGGCAAGTATCTTGAAGTAAACGGAGCCATTTCCGAGTTATTTGTTCAAGATGACATCGTTGCACTTATCAAAGAGTATTTAGGTCTGTTACCGATTCAAGGCAAGGAAGAATCCTACTTAGACTACGAAGACCTTAAAGAAAACTGGGAGCAACTCGTTCGCTTAGTATTCAACGGCTCCATTGACGAAAAGACCCGCAAAGTTGAAGGTACTACAGAACCAGAGGTCAGCAAGCTACATTTTTTGCCCTTCGAGCTACAACTTCAGAACCATTACCATCAGTGGAAACTGAATCAGGGCAAACTTCTTCTAGAACGGGAGAAGGAAATCGAAAGTCTAGTCGAAACCTACAAACCAAAACCAACCGAAGACTTACCGAACTAAATTTCCCGCAGTTCAAAGACCCTGTAGAATTTGAAGTCAGTGATGTAATTCTTGACTGTCTTCTTTCTGCATATCCAGAGAACGCTCTGGAGCTATGGCGCACTCTTGACTATTGGGAGATTCGGACACTTTTAGCCCTCAAACGCGAAGCTTCGTATTCTCCTGATATCAAGCTGCAAGAAATAAAAAACCAGAAGTTCAACGAGTTGTTGGACAATTTAGGCAATAAGCAAATACCTTGGGAAAATCTAGACAAGCGAACCCTGAGAGGCATCAAGAAATACAGCTTCGACTTCTTCAATAATTAGCGATGATACAATGATTGGAGGCAACTACGTTAGTGGAAAAGAAGTGTAAGGCAACATGGCAGCACCCTCAATAGATACATCCCCATCTCAGTCAGCAATTAAAGATGCGCTCAATAAAGGCACTCTAAACATTGGTGAGGATATTCGAGGTACGCTCGGCAACGTAGCTGAACTTGATAAAAGTCTCACTAAATTGTCGGGTACTTGGGCATCTAATATTAGTCAGACGGCTAAATTAGGTGCTTCTCTTGGTGCGCTCGGTTCTATTGCTATAAATGCCACGTTTGCTGTAGCCAACATTAGCAGTGCATTCAACAAGATTCAAGGCGCAAAAAGCATTGTAGATGGCGCTTATACTTCTGTCAAGAACTTAGTCGGTATCAGTAAGAGTCTAGATTTCAGCGAAGCAATTCTTGGCACAAAAGAGTTTGGTGCGAACATCAAGATTCTTGAAAAGACTACTGACGGTGTATTCAATCGCATCGGTACTGCCAGTCAAATCATCTTCGACAACAGTTCATATCAAAAGTGGTCTATCGGCGCGGTTGCTGCGTATAGCAAAGTTGAGAGTGCTGCATTTCGTCTTGCCACAATAACAACCACTAGCGAGGAATCTGCTCTCAGTGCGGTTGGCGCTCGTATCAAGGCGTTGCGCGAACTTCAGCGCGAGACAAATTTTGCTACAAACTCTACACAAACCCTCAATGCCCAATATGACGTTGCTTCTGCGGGTTTTGCCTCCAAACTAGCTCGAAAAAGTGTTGGTAGCGCGTCTATCAACCTATCTGAAGTTGGTTTTGCTGATATTGAAGGAACCAATCAAGGGATTGTCAAGATTCTTTCTGCCAATAAGAACTTAGGGGATAGCTTCAGAGATGCCGATAAACGGGCTTCACAACTGTTTGCGACTACTAAGGTAGGTATTCTCACCCTCAATCAGTTAAACAGCGAAGCGGCTGAATTAGCGTCAACTGGTGTAGGTGCTGGTGTTGCATTTGAGGAAATGGCTACGGCTTTGGCTCTTGTCACTACACAAGGTCTATCTGCTGGCGAAGGTTCCACTGCGATTCGTTCGCTTGTTTCTGAGATTGTTAATAATAGCTCAAAGGCGCAGGAAGCTTTAGGTATTCTCAGAGATGAAGCTGGTAAGCCAATTCAATTTGGTTTTGGGGCGCTCAAGCAAGATGGTCTGATTAGCATCATCGAGCGTTTGGGTAAAGCAACTGGCGGAAGTCGCGATGCTCTTAATAGAATCTTCAGTTCGAGCGAAGCAGTCAAAGCGGCTAACGCATTATTACAGTCGGGTGGTGAGAATCGTAAAAGCTTCCGACAAACTATTGATGAAGCAGGTAGCAGTACTGGTCAGGACAAGCTGAAGCAGAGCGCTAAGGAGCGTGGCGAGACACTTGAGGGTACATTCAGGTCTTCGTTCAACAAATCACAAGCTGCGGTCGAAGATTTTGGCTCTGGTGTAGGTGAATCTGTTAAAAAGAATCTGCAAGATACAAATACTTTGCTAGGGGTTCTTGCAACTAAGAGTAGTAGCAGTTTTGGCTCATTTGCAGGTCAGCTTGACGGAATTGCCAATAAGTTTCAAGCTGTCTCTGGATTCATCGGTAGCGTATTCAGTGTGGTCGCTCCACTTGCATTTTTCTCTTTTCTGTTCAAGAATCTTGGTCGCTTAGGTCAAACAATCAAGCAAGCCCTCAAACTTGACGATGGCGATATAAAGTACGAAACTCTCGCACAAAAAATAGAAGCTGCAATTGTGAGAATTGCCAAAGCAGTTGTCTCCAAGGTCAAGGGTATTGTCCAACAAGTCAATGAAGAGATTTCCAATGTAGGTAAAGAAGTTACTAAAGGTGGGGCAAAAGCGTTAGTAGACCCTGTAATACCCGTTTCAAAAATAGCACCTGAACCGAAAGGATTTTTTGGAGGCGTTAAGGAAGGCTTCGATAAAACTACAGGAAGTATCGGTAGACTTTACAATGCTACTGCACCTATTCGAGGCGTAATTGGAGGTGCTGCAAGAGAATTGGCTAGTTTTGCCGCATCTACTGCACTTGTCGGTGGTGCTTTTACAGTAGTTGCTACGCTCAGTCAGGGGCTTGTCACTTCTTTAAATGCCATAACTAATGCTTCTAGTATTCCAGAAGTAAAAGAACTTGCTGAGAACCTAAAAGAATTAAAAGCACCTGAACTCGACTCTTTTGTTAAGAGTTTGACAGATAGTGGAGTACAGATTCAAGGAATGAGTAAAGATACTCAGCAACTTGTAGAGTACTTGGACAACTTGAAACAAGCTTACAACTTTGTATCTGGTGCATCTACACAAAATAATTTAACTCAAGAAAAAGTTCAACTTGGCATACAAAAAACTACATCTTTAATCAGCCTAGACCAACAAGATATTAAAAACAAGAAATTTATCGGTAAAACTTTAGAAGAAAAAGGTGTACAACAAAAACTGGAACTGGGAATCATTCTTAATGAAGAAGATTTACAAATCGTAAAAGACAAGTACCAAAAACAGAGAGACTTGATTCAAAGCAGAGTTGCCAATATTGATATTGCGATAAAGTCTGAAAAAGATAAGGGTCAGTATGGGTCTAGGGATGTCTTAGTAGGATTAGAAGCCCAAAGAGAAAGTCTGGTAGCGGAAGGTAAAGTACTAGACGATAACACCAAATCACAAGAAAAGCGTGTAATACTAGAAAACCAACTAAGAAGACTCCAAAGTTTTGATAGTAAGATTCCTCTAGCTATCACTACTGGTCAGGCATTCGCAACCTCTACAAAAGCACAATTCAATCAACTTAAAGAATCTTTAAACAAGGTTTTCACAGTAGATAAAATTGACATATCTAAAATTGATATTAGGGATTACGAGAAACTTTTACCTCAACTACAAGGCGCACTTAGCAACATCACCATACAGGCAAGTATAGACCCTAGTGGTGCTGTAGAAGCTTTAAAGAAAATCACAGAAGATGCTGATATAGCTAAGTTTGCAGCAGCAGACCCAACTGCCCAAAAAGCTGTAGACGAAACATTCAAAGCTGTAGCAGAAAAAGCTATTGGATATAACAATGCAGTAACTAACTCCTACTCAAAGCTCTTTTCTGTACTTTCTGGTATTGGTGCAATTGGTGGTGAGGCTATTGGTCAGGCTACTTCGCGTAACCTAGAGGCAATACGAAAAAATATTGCCACATTAAAGAACGGACTTGACAAGCCTAACATTGATGCAAAAGATTACGCTGAAACACTTAGCAAGATTGCAGATTTAAGTGCAGAAGCCTTCAATGTAAAAAATGCTGGACAAATAACTGAAGAGCTTGGCAAGCGTAAACAATTACTCACTTTCAACCAGAGTCTTTTGGAAGTGCAGAAAAATATCTTATCCAATTTTGCCCAAGAAAGTAAGTTCGGCTCATTGTCCGTCTCGTTGGCGCAAGCAAAGCTAGCTGCGGCAGAAAAGGAATTGTCTGTTAAGCAAGAGTCTCTGGCTATATCGGCGCGAGAAGAAGAGATAACTAAAAGCAATATCCTAAAAGCGGCTCAGGCTGAAGTTGGAAACAGAGCGCAATTATTGCAATCGGTACTCAAAGCAGGTAATATATCTGAAAAAGATGCTCAATCCAAATTCGGTGTTGGGCAAAAAATAGACCTGTTTAGTAAAGAGGATGTAGATAAAAGAGTAGCTGAACAAAACAAAAAAATAGCAGCTAGCCAAAAAGACCTAGATACGAGTAAAAATTTAGGAAGCAAGAACCTTTTTGCCATCACACCTGAGCAAGCGGCTGAGTTGCGGAGTAAGTTGGTTCAGGAAGAGTTACAAAAGATAAGTAATACCCCTAATTATGGTGGGGCGTTTGCTTCTTCTAGTCAAGTTAATGAACAAGCCAACTCGATTGTTGATTTAAAATTTAACTCTCTTGTTAAAAATCTTGTAAATGGTAATGTCGCATTCAGTACTGGCTCTGAAGCTGGGCGAGATTTAGTTCAAGCAAGTATAAAACAGACTCAAGAAAATGAAAAAGCCAACTCGATTGTTGATTTAAAATTTAACTCTCTTGTTAAAAATGTCAATGGTCAAAATCTTGTAAATGGTAATGTCGCATTCAGTACTGGCTCTGAAGCTGGGCGAGATTTAGTTCAAGCAAGTATAAAACAGACTCAAGAAAATGAAAAAGCTCTAGTTGAGTCTATCAAAAAACTTACAGAGTCTAGGGACGGTATCACAGGAAGCTCTAGTCAACTAAAAGAGCGCGTTGGTAACATTGACATCGAAAGTGCCAAGAAAGTTGTCCAGCAAGCCGAACAAGACCTCAAGTTCACAGTTGTCGCTAATCGCCTCAAACAAGAGATTGGCGCGTTAGCCGAGACTATTGCACGTAATGAAGCTGCCATTGATGCATCGTTCGCACCTCAACAACGACTTGCAGATATCTCAAAAGGGGTAGGCGACGCATTCAATTCTCTGGGTTCGACTGCCTCATCCCTCTTTTCTGCCTCTTCGCTAGGTGCGGTCTTCAGTAATATCGGTTCCAAATTTGGTGACAAGCTCAATCAAATTCTGATAGATGCCAACAAGGACATTTCCAAGTCAGCAGCTAAGGTAAATACTCTCAGAGCTACCAGAGACAGAGTTGCAGCAGCAGAGCTAGATGCCTTAAAACAAGGGCGCTCAGACCCAGATTTGAACAAAGCCGAGAAAGACCTTAGTAAACAGCTTAAGTCTGCTCAGATTGAATATGACCGTGATGTTCAGTATGTAAAGCAACGCACTATTCTCGAAGGTGTCAATGCTTCACTTGAACGATTCAATGCCATCGCAAGAGAAGGTTCTGACAAGCTTGAGAAGGTCGCAACACTAGCTAATGCTCGATTAGACCTACAAGGACGTAGGGAGGCTTCCACAGTCCAAAGCAATCAAGCTACGCGAGGTTTCAGTTCATCAGTTCTTGGTTTGTTCGGTCAAAATAACCCTGCGGCTCAAGCGCTAATTGGTCGTAACGAAATTCTTGCAACTATCGAGAAAACACAAGCTGATAAGAATGAAGCTGGTCGTGCTGGTGAGAAAGAACTTAACACACTTCAAGTTCAGGAGCAACAACTAAAAACTGAAGAGACTATGTTGGTCAATGCGTTGACTCAGACTAAGTTGTTATCGGTACTGGTTTCTAAACTTGACCCAAGTAGCGGTATTCAAGTTGGCGACATTAGTGGTGTAAATCAGTTCATTGGTGACATCCCTAAAAACATCGCTGATGCTCAGAAACAGACTCTTGGCTCCTTAGCTCTGAATAGGGAGACGCAAAGTTTTGTAAGACAAGATACGTTCAGCAAAATCAACAACATTGGCTTAAATGGTCAGAGTCAAATTCTCGATATTGCCCAACGAAACCCTAGTGGTGGCTTGGTATCTATTGACCTTGTTAGTAAAGCACTAAGTACTGGCTTTGCTACTCAACAGCCTATCCAAAATATCACTAACCGTACACCCTTTGGGGCAGACTTCGAGGCAACTCAAAGACAACTGCAAACTATTGGCGGCAGCACTAGAGATTCTGTTCAACAGCAAGCACAGCAACTTCAAGACCAGATAAACAAAGAGACTCGCAAGATTACTAATGATTTTCGTGACGCTTCGCCTAACAAGCCCCAGACCACTAGCTCAATTTCTGGTCAACAGAGCCTCAACTTGACAATCAACAACCAAGTCACGATTGACGGTGTGAAAACTACACTAACTGGAGACGCTGCTGGTAGATTTGGCGATATCTCGAAACAATTCAATGATATAGCTGTGAAAGCATTTACCAAGTTCGGTAGAGACTTTAATGATTTGACCAAGAGTTATGTCACTTAATCCAGAGTGATATACTTAGAGAAAATAGTGAAGAAAAACAACTATGGCATTAAACGTCCAACAAACCAAGCTCTACGGCATCCCAGTGCCGTCGGACAAAATTACGGCTGGGGAACTGGCAATCGATAGTACCATCGCCAACTTAGGTGACTTCTCTATCGGCGCATCGGTAGTTGCTGTTACTTGGACTTTTGATTTTGGAGGTATCTCCCTTACCAAAGTGCAAGAAATCAAAGCTGATGCAAACGCCAACTCTGAAGCTATGTTGCTGAACCAAGTCAACTTGACAGCAGGTACTGGTCTTGTCGGTGGTCAAACTTACCGTGAGTACACCCTATATCCTTTCTCCTTTGAAGAAAAAGGTGGTATTCGAGTTGGGGCAAGTGATGAATCTCTCAAGAGCTTCCCTGTTACTTTCGTTACCAACGAATATCGCTCTAAGATTGGGTAATCCTAGTGGGTCTTAGTTATTCCCAAGAGAAGCTTTTTGGCTTTCCGTTAAAATCGGGAGCAGTTTCTTTTGGGAAAATTAATGCTCAGAACGCGAATGCTTTCTTTCTGCTCAACAACTCTTCCTTGTTGGCTGGCTCTGTTACTTATGAAACAGTAACAATAAATTTTGAAGGAATTAAAGTAGCTGGTATTCCCTTTCAAAAACCTTCTTTACAACAATTTGGTTCTCAATCATTCCCATTTAGGGGACAGAATTGGGTAGTTATAGCTGTAGACTATAGTGGCATATACACGGTAGGCTCCGAACAATGCTATCGTAATTACACTCTTACAGGAGTCGAGTTAAATAGTCCAGAATTTGCGATAAGTTAGATGTGGAAACTACTTAAAGATACGCCCAAACGATTGCCAACTTGGGTTGGAGGTGCAGCCGTGTCGCCATATACAAGCGAATCTACTAATACTGTAAATCTTGACACATATACAGCACAAGCCTCTTATCTGACTGTAATCAAGCTAGACCAGAAATTCAAGTTACCTTTTCTTGTCGGTTTCAACTTTGTAGCCCTTGGTGCTGATGGATACAATAACTCAGGCTCTCGCTTTGCCACACCTGACCTCAATGCTTGCTACTACTTGACAACTGGCGATTACCCCACTTCCAAGACGGCTACGCTCGATTTCCATTTCACTGACCTCAACAGCCACACAGATTTAGACTGGACTGTATACTTCCCGAACGCAATTATTTTTAAAGACCGAGACACGACCGCATATAAAGTTTTGGACATCAAAGGCTTTTCAATCACTGACCGCACGACCATCAGAGTACGTCTTGATTTTGACATACTCTCGCCATTTCTAGGCTTCGCTTCGCTTGTGCAGAAAAAGAAGTTGCTCAGGTTGGTAGGGGCGGCGGCTGATACTGAGAGCGTCAGTTACTACGGGCAAGTTTACCGATACGACAAGTTCCTGAAGTTTGGCAAAAATAGTTTCTTCACTTCGCAGGGGGATATATTATTGTGTCCTTAGTCTCAAATCTATCCAATAGCGCCGAAAATCCTCTCAGAGCCGTTGTAGGTACTTACACGCTAAATCAGGAGCTTGACCAACCTCCCTCTCTTTCTGCCGTCATTTACGTGGCAACTCTGAATGAAATACCAGCATTGGGAAGTGACTTAACCTTTGGTAACTATAATTTCTATCTAACCAACTACAGCTACAAAGAATCACCCCAAGTTCAAAAAATTGGGAATGCGTCGGTTCGGTACGAGGTTTCGCTTAGCTATTCTCATGTCAGTAAGCTTTTTACAGAAAAGGGAATTAACACAGCTAAATTTGTCTTGGCTTATGGGCGTTCGGCGCAAATTATCGGAGAACAGTTTTATCGATTTAGTCTAGCTTCGCTTTTATCTCAGGTCGCATTGTTTACTGGCATCAACTGCCCAATCACAGGGCTTAGTGGTTTTGTCAACCTTCCATATAGACCAGCTAACACCGATTTCTTCAGCTTGCGCTCTTTTCTCGACGAACGCGCTATCCTTGACGGCAAAGTAGCTATTTACTCACAATCTGGCATCGATTACGTTGCACTTGGTTCTGGACGCTCAATTACGGCTACGCCTCTTACTGAAATTACTTTGACGGACAACGAGACACCTTGCTACAAGAACACGCTTCTCAATTGGAATGGTGGTACTAACTACGGACTTCAAAATACTTACGTCCAAGTGACCGATGATGAGTATGTACTTTATGAAGGTGACAGCAATCCCCACTTACCTCCAGTAGAAGTAGGTGATGGCAGCCTCGTTCCTCGCGACCTTAGTGTGTTTGTTGATAACGGTGGTTTAAGTAAGCAATTTAAGATTACGCTTTACAAATACGGGCAACCGCAGTCGGAAATTAGTGGCACTTATGGTTTCAGCCACTCAGCGCTAGAGCTAGTTACTGACCCGATGGCTCCAATCAATATTGACACTTCAATTCTTAACAGGATGCAAAGTAATCCTGCACTTCAACAAAATGCTCTGAAAGGTTTGTTAGGCAATCTTGCCAATCAAGCTATGGGTATGGTGGGGCAAAATATCTTTGCAAGACCTATCGTGTGGCGCGTAACAAGTATCAAGCAGACTGATTTTGTATATCAGCCTCTAGAACTTGACATTAAGCCTCAAGTATTGGATAGGTCGGGCAATTACGTCAAAATTGAAGTGCCAGAGCAGTACCAGAACCTCCTTAAGTCTAATTCGCAAGTATTGGTAGCTGAACAGACTGAAGGATGGACAATTAAGCGTTTTGCCAATGAAGATGCGGCAAACTGGACTCAAGGTAGTATTCAGGCATACATCAACCTTACTTTTCTGCTTCAAATTGGGAATCAGATTGCAAATGACCCAATAAGTCTTCAGTATTATTATCTTTCTGTCTACAAAGCAAAATGCAAACTTGAAAGCTTCCTATACCGCAAAATCCCTATCACTGAGCGCGTAGACTATTTTATCGAGCCGTTTAGCAAATATTACAAAGATGGCGACAAAGTTGATTGGAACGTTGAGTATATTCCCAAAGCTCAACTACCTAACTCGCCCAGCACTCAAGACCCCGTAGCAGTACTTTTCCCTAGTCCTGACTGGGTTCCTAACTTGATGATAGTTAGTAAGTCGAGATACTCGATTTCTGCGGCTGTTAGTGGCAACCCTGAGTATAATGACCAAGCAGCTTCGCTCTGGGGCAAGAACCCTATCTATTTGACCACTGGGGAAGAAGTTTACGAACATACTCGCTACATGATTCGTCCTAGCAAAACAACAAAGCAAAACATTGATAGAATTTATGAAACATTCAATGACCTAAATGGTTTGTTAGGTTCTATCAACCAAAATGATTTATATAGCGGCACTTACTATCGTCCATTTAGTTACATGAATGTGCCTGATGATGCGGTAATAGGACAAGGTGTACCGCCAAGTATTGATGTCAACAAGGTGATTCCAACACAGCAGAAAAAAGATGGTTCAGCAGTACCATCCTATTCAACCGCAGCTAATGATGCCAGTTTCAAAGACGACTCCTACTCAATCTACGGAACAATCCGCACAGTTGCCGATGCCAGCTTCAAGAGCAACATACAGAGTTCAAGCTTCAGTACAGCTTTGGGGCGACCTCCTAGCGCTACAGTACGCAAACCAGTTAATCAACTCAACCCAACACAGGATAAGAATGGACTCAAAGACTCGCTGACTTATCTGACCTCAAATGTACGTGACCGCAACATATTGAGCGATGTGACAATTACTGGGGCGCAGAACTTACAAGAAGCAATCAAGGGCGCAACATTCAAGCTGCATAAAGATGTGTTCGACGGTGCAAGCTTGAGTACGTCATTTACGTGGACACAGAACGCAATAAAGCCAAATAGCGTGTTTCAATACTTTGGGCAAAAGTGGGCTGCTAAGTCGAGTACGTTCACTACGCAGATAATCAACGGAGGTGCGCTTAATCAGCCAGTCAGCGTCACATTTGGTGAAGTGATACCAGTTGCACTTACAGTGGTCAGCACGACCGCTACGGCGCTAAATACTATCAAGGGTGGACTGGTTACTACAGTGAATGTGACTGGGCTTCCCAATAATATCGGAAATAGTTTAGACAATGTTCCTTTAAATTTCGGAAGATGGGTTCAAAGCGGAGGCTCTGGACTTTAGGTAGTCTTGATACCATTCTTCTACACTCGGTTTTAAACCTTTTCGCATATAAGCTTGATTTGTATACCAAAGCCCATCTTTGATGCTGTACCAGTGATGGTAGTTGCCAAAGCTTGCAATAACGTGTTCATCGAAGTCATCGAGGTTTTCAAACACTGCAATCCAGATTATATTTCCACCGTTGAGGTAGCGATGCCAAACTTGCACATGATTAACTTGAAAACGCTCGTAAGCGCCACAGTCTTCGAGAGTGCATTCTGATAATGGAGGTGTGATTCTAGTCATGTTAGTTTTCCCAAGGTCTTTTCATAGTTGCGAAATCCCCTTTTATGGGGCGGTCAATGTAATTGCGTAGACTGTTTAAAACTTTTTTGTGATATTCGATTGGGTCAGGCGCTGAAGCGGCAATCAGCGCCATTAATTTATCGTAGTTAGGTGTTGAGTTGTGTGTCATGGTTTTTTAAAATATTTAACTCGGTTGGAAGGGTAAGTCTTCAGTGTGTAACCGTTACCTAAAAGTAGCTCTGCAATTTCTTCTTTTGACCAGTTTAAGCTGGGTATTGCTTTCTTGACATCTGCCGTAGTGAATAATCTGTTGAAACTATAGGCAACATTTAAAATACCTTGAGTCTCTATTTCGGCTGGTACAAAATCAATTGGGGTAGGGAAAACTTCTTCTTGGTAAGTAAGCAATTCTTGCAATACATGAACATTATAGACAAACCACTCACCAGAGACTCTAGAGCCAGCCAACCTTTGATGCAATAATTTCTCATCTTCAATACCACCTTTGAAAGTAAAAAGTAAGTCCAGTCGGTCAGTAGTCCCACATTGCAAAGTTGCCAAACGTTTTAATGGGTCAGTTGCATATCCAATCTTGACCTCGTTTTTATTAGGGCAGTGAATAGCATAAATGAATGTCTGTGCCATGTTATTTAATTTTCTCAAAAAATATAACTCTAGAAGCATCGGTCTTTTGCTCGTAGCCTAAATCTTGCATTACATCCTTAATAACTTTGGGAGTAATTTCTGGACAGTCTTCACAAGCAGCTTTCAAGTTCTTAAAATAGATTCTTGTACGCTTTTTAGTTTTAGTGTTGGCTAAAGTCTCTTCACAGTAATCTTCTAGGAAATCTCGAATAGCGAAGTTCTGTTTTTTCTTGATTGCAAAGTAACGCTTGATACCACTGAGAAGTACAGAAAAAGGAATGTGATTAGTCCCAAAGTATTCCTCAAGACTCAGAGATAAAAATGCAATTTCTTCAGAGTCAGCTTCTAGGGGCAATTCTTTAAAAGTGATGGACTTTTTTTCAAAATCGTAGTCAAAGTTAACAAGTAGGTGGGGCGCAGTAGTAAAAAATCTAGCTAGCTTAGTCTCAGAGATTTTCTTGTCGGTAGATAACTCTACCAAGAGCTTTTGTGTTTCTTTTTGCTGTTTGTTAACTTCATCGAGGGTGTTTTGAAGTCCTTGAAGCATATCTACAGTCTGAGCGTGTTGTTTTGCAAGTAACAAGGCACTGATTTTGTAATTGTCTGGGGTAAACAACTCTGCAATCTCATAAGGCTCTAGCGGTCGTTCTGCTAGCTTTAATTTTAGTAAGTCTTCGGGGTTTGCTGATTTCATGTACTTTAATAGTCTTTTTATTATAATAGCACACTATTTTTGCATCACTTTTGCTAGGTTATCTATGCAGACTATTTGCAGGGTTTCTCGGCTTGTAATTATTACTTACCGTTTTACTGCTAGGTTATTTTAGTGATTTGCTAAAAATATTTGCAGACTATTAGAGGCTTGAAACAACGTAGTCTCGTAGAAAGTAATAGCAAAAGTACCCTTCCTAATACTTCTAATCCTCCTCCTAGAACAATCTCCTCTTCACAGCCCTTCGGCGACTGAGAATACAAGAAACCCCCAGTCATTACAACCAGAGGTTACACATCGAGCATACAAACTAGCGATTAACTACACTGCAAACTCTTCTTCAGTAATAGTCTCCTCATCATCTTCACCTTCTTCATCTTCGTACTCGACATCCTCACCATAAAGTGACTCGTACAAGTCCTCAACGTACAATTCGACAAGCTCCTCATCATATTCAGCATCAGGGGGTGTAAACTCGATGCCATAAGTATATGTAGCACCTTCTTCAGAGACAACAGTACGAGAGACTGTAATCGACGTATCGGACGACGTAACTTCAGCATTTTCGTATTCTTCACGTAATGCTTCGGCTGCTTCAACAAATTTAGAGATTGGGTAGGTCATATTGGTTGTTTTGGGTAATGTTGTGGGAAATTCAGCAGGTGCAATCTTAAAAGTTTCAGCTTTCACATAATCGTAAATAGCTTCGCCAGTCAAACCTAGTTCGAGAGCTTCTTTTCCGAATCTTTCAATATCGGAGTTCAAAGAGTAGTCAGCAAAGAACTGAGAGCCACTATCGGAAGTGACTTTCAGCATTAGACCAGAGTTGTAAGGTAATGGCATAACTTATTGATGTATGTTTAGGTTGTTAGATTCCGAGAAATTTACCGTAGTGATGCTCAACAAGCAAGCACAAGTATTCTAAGAGATTGTCGAGCGTGTCTTTAGAGTCTTTTTTCAGTAACTCTTTAAACCCGACTGAACACCAGATTGGGTTATCAGCAATATCTGTCTTGTGAGCCAGACCTTTTATAGTCAGAATTTCTTCTGCTGTAACGTGAAACCACTCGTTGAAGTAAGGAAACAGTGCTGCAATTTCCTCTGGTGTACCAAAAATCTTCTGATAAAAGACAATTTCAGCTTTGTTGGGTTCAGTACGAGGTTGGGCATGGAACTCCATCAATTGTGGACGGTCGAGCCTTACAATGACAGATTTGTTAGCTTCACTAATCTCTACGTGGAGGTAATATGGTCTAGTTGTTTTGTGTGGCATATATAGTGGCATAATAGTTGCATATACATAATAACACAACTCGCTGTCGCTCGTTTGGCAGAAAAGAAATCTGAGACAAGGTATAATAATGAGATGACTCAAGACATCAACTACACCGAGGCGCTAGCCGCTATCAAGCAAGGGCTGCAAAACGTGGTTCCGCGAGTCGTCCAAGAAGGAAATCGGGTAAAACTCACACAAGGTAGTGAGACGTTCACTTTCAATATAGCTACGCCTGTAACAAACACAACGGTTATGAAATAAAACTATGCAACACTTCGCAGACTTTGGGTACGTTAGACAAGCTAATAAACAACTGAAGCGATTGTACGATTTACAAGGCACAAAGATAGCGATACCTGATAAATCGAGACTAAACCCTGCCACTTTAGAAACAGGATTAGGAAATATCTCTGGCAATCTAACAAAAGATTTTGATAAAGGTCTTATAAATACAATCCCAAAAAATACCTTAAACCAAGTTAATCTGCAATTAGAAGAAAAATTAAGTAGGAAAAGAGCTATTAGACAATCAGGATTAGATAAACAAGACCCTTTAAGTAGACCTATTAGACATAGCTACAACGAATACGATGCACCAGCCGTACTCCCTAAAACTGGTTGGTCTGATATTCGTAAAACTGATGACCGAGCAGCTAGTCCTACGGGATATCTTGGATTCCGTACCGACCCTTACAAGGGATATGGAGGTATGATGGAAGAGCCTATACCTAAACCAGACTTATATCCTGATGGTATGCCTCAGACTGTTAAAAAATACGCCAGCAGACTGAGCAGAAAAGAGGTTAATTAATGAAGACAACCTACGCAGCGTCAAAAACCCTACCTGTACCAACCATCACTACTACATCTGGTGGGAGCATCTCAGCAAACACGTACTACTTTTTTTTAGTTAGGCGAAATCGCGCTGGGTATACTAACCCGTCACCCGTAAAATCTCTCGCAGTGAGCGCAAGCGGTAGTGTAACAATCGACGCAAGCAACTTTAACACACTCAGCTACGAAGACATTCATGAAACCCTCATCTCTGTATCAACTACAAACTCATACACCTCTTCTCGAATCATCTACCGCTTTAATCACTTTGCCGCAGACTACATAACCCCAATCACTCCAGCTAACGTAGTAATCACGGCTAACGCCACTTTAAACAGTCCGACGAGCTATTCTAACCCCGCAGACATCAGCGCCCTCACAGGTCTATTAACTGGCTTTAGGGTACTTCTCAACGGGTCGGGTTTTGTGTACGAATTTATTAGCGGTTCAGTATCTCCCGTAGACAATATTACCGTGTTAGCGCACAATAGCGGTCGCTGGTTCAAAACTAGAGAAGCAAGCCTATACGAAACCACTGCGTTAGCCGAAATTGACGTAATTAGCGCTGACCAAGACACATTACTTGTTGCCCCACTCGAAAACATCAATTCCATTCCAGTCCCTATCAAATACTGGATTGTGAACGACACTGGCGGTACTTTGACGGGTTTACGTCTCAATCTAAGCGAATACACCTCTGACCCAGCTATACGGCTCGTCTTTGGTGTCAAGATTATTGGATACTTAAACCTCACCTCTTTCGCCTTGGATACAACTGGTATCGACAACCTTGGAGTGGTGCAAGAGTACCCCACGCTTGATATTGCGTTCAACAAGGGCATCCCCGATGGTTCGGCTGTAGTCCTAGAAGTGTCGCCTACGTCTCAACTTCTAGATGGTATTTCGGCTAAGACCTTCATCAGTATCTACCCCAAGCTGGTCAATTACGCGCTTCTACAAGACCTTCTTTTCTGGGACGCGCCAGTGGACAACATTGCGGCGCTCAAGAGCTTGAACTCAGTTCAATATAAATCTGGTCAAGTGCGTTTGGTTGAATCGGTCAATAGACCTTACAAGTACGATGCTGCATCCACTGCGTCCGACAACGGTGACACAGTTCTGATTCCTAATACCAATCCTGCAACTGGGAGGTGGGTCGTTTTTAATCCTGCACTGCCCGACGGAAGCGTTGGACTGGCAAAGCTATCTAACGAAGTGATAACGGCTCTTGGCGACCAAATAAAGACCAACACCGTGATAATATCCTCACCGACAAACTACACAATTGACCTTGATGCTGATTACGACTACTTAATATTAAAAACTCCAGTTGCAGATATAAGCAACACCATCACTAACATTAACTTTACCGCTACACTTGCTAATAATCAAACTAAAGCACTCATTGTTGAATTGGTACAGAATACAGGTGCGGTAGCTTTTGACAACAGCATACTATTTCCTAGTGGGACAACTCCAGTTTTGTCGGGAAATGGCAAATCTGACATCATACTTTTTTCAGCCCGTAAGGATAGTGTTGGAGTGGTAAAGAAGCGTGGTAAGATTGCTACTACTGATGCAGGGTAGCTCACTGGCGTTCGTAGACAGAAAGAAATGAGCGTAAGCGAATAAAAGGAAGGTAATGGAAGGAAAGACTCTAGCAAAATACCTAGCAAGCGCTGATGCCACGAACTCTGTGGTCGAGGACGTATATTTCAATGACGTTATCTTGCTCATTTCAGGAAGCGCAAGCGATAACAGTCGAGGTCTACCATTTAGCCGCGATTATTCACGTTTTCAGCGCCATGTCAAAAATTTCACTGGAACAAGCATCGATTCCGCAATAAATTACCCAACCACAGGAATACCGACTCTTGCAGGTGTCAGTTCATGTCTACGCATCCCAAACGCAATAAATCGTATCAGTAGGGCTGCGGAACTTAATCTAGGGCAAGGTGAATCGTTAGTCAAGCCAAGCTACTGTGATGTGCAACTAAGTGGATATTCTGAGGGGTTTAGTTTAGGTACGGATAATTTCACTATTGACTTGTCTTTTTATGTAGACACAATTTACCCAGTTCAAACTGTTTTTGGTATGGGGGCTTGTATACAAATCAATGCAGGTGATTACAGGCAAACACCAAGTATTTCAAGCTCCAACAACAGTACGAACGGCTACGGACTATTTTTACTGAACACAGACCTTTATTTCTACTCTAAAGGTGCGACCTTCAAAATAAACACCTCACCAATAGCCGTCAATCAGTTTTACACAGTCGCAATTGTCAGGGAAGCTAATCAACTAAAAACTTACATCAATTTCACACAAACAAACAGCTACACTTTTTCCTACAACTTAACTTTCAATGCTGCTGACAACGCTGACACTGCGCTAACAAGGCTTTCTTTGGGAGCGCCACTTCTTGCTGACTCACTGATTGGCTTTATCTCAACCAATATGATTGATGCAAGTTTTAGTGGCGGCATCTCCAACTTCAGAATCACCAAAACTGTCTCAAGATACTCCTCTTCTTTCTACAATTACACCCTACCACTGCCAAAAAACGCTGTAGCCAATAGGATTGATGCTAGTTACGCAGCTACGCTCTTCAATTTCCCTCTACAGTTTGATGCCTATAACTATGCACCAAATTTCAAGCGACTTAGTAATGCAGAGCTACGCAAAAAAGTACCAAACTTCAATAGCGGCTTCTTAGAACTTGAAGGCAACACCACTTACACCTCTGAGCAGATTACGACCAATTTATCTACTTCCCGATGGACTATGGAGCTTTATCTTGGTCTTTTTGAGAATAATGCTGGTCTTTTGCAGAACAAAACTTTAGAAGAATGGCTAAGTCTCAATATTTCAGATACAGATGGTGTTGAGAAGGTTAATCTGCTGTCGCTCACCTCTAATAACAAACTAGTTGCCAGCATTGACTTTAGCTTTTACTCTGACTTACAATATATTCACAGAAGGCTTGGGGCATATCTCAGCTTTAGTTGCAGCGAAGATGGCATTAATTGGAAGACTTTTAGCTCTGAAACTGGCAACTTAGTAACTCGATGGGGCGGTACTTTGACCGATTACGTTTTACCTAGCACAGACATTCTTTTCTACAACAATGGCTCCATCAACTCCAATATCACTACCAGCACAGTAAAAATTGCATCGGTTTTTGGCGAACCTAACACTCATTTAGCTGTTTCAAGGGAAGACGGCTTTTTGTACTTCTATATCAACGGAGTTAATGTAAAAACGGTTGCCTACGCTGGCACTCTGTATCAAGAGACAAACAAACTCGAACTTAAATTTGGCAGTCTGTATCAGCCTTGGGTATCATCTAGTGGAGGGGCTACAAGAACTTTAGGTGTTAAGGGTTTGCGCGTCACCAATGCCAACCGCTTTGTAAGTTCGACCGTCCCTAACGACTATTTCTATAATCACTGCCTACAACCTCTACCTTTGACAACTAACGTGCTAACTCACCCCAAAGCACGAATTTTGGCTATTGTTACTGTCGTCACTACCCCATCTATTAGCACCAGCACTTGTCAGTGGTATGTTTACCTTGCACAAGCAGTTGATAACTTGGTTCTTGCGGATTTTAGCCTTTCTCAGATAGAAGGTGTAGCTGGCGCGGCACTGACTACCATTGTCAAAAATAACGAGCTTGAGTACGTTGTTACAGCCACAACTGGAACTGGTAATGGCAAACTAGGCTTAAATTTTGTAGATAGGAGAACGGTCAGATATAAAGGCATCTCAACACTTATATCGAATTACACAGGTGAGTTAAGCTTTGAAGGTCAATCGTATGTCATCAACAAAAATGCGCCTGTACCCACCATAACAAGCGGTTCAAGCCCTTACATTAACGAAGCTTTCAGTTGCACAATTACTTGGGATGCAGCTATCACTACGTTCGACATTAGCAAAATAGGTGTTTCAAATGGCGTTTTGTCCAACCTAAATTTGATTGACGAGTTGAAGCAGACTTACCAATTCAACATAACTCCCGAAAAACAAGGTGTGGTGTATGTTCAGGCGCTAGAAGGTGCTGGTATAACGGACTCTAACATTAGCTCATCAAAAAGTAACTTGCTTGCACGGATTTATGCTGAATCTTTCCCAATTTTGCAACTACCTTTTCAGTTATCAACCACAATCAATGATGTTTCACCAAACCAATATCAACTAGCTGAAATAGTCACCAACAACACGTTATTTTCTTCTACGGTATTTCCTATAGGTACAGATAGTTCTTTGGCGGTAGTGCCTCAATTAGAGCAGTCTGGATTGACTTATGATAATTTTGAAGCCATTGGTCAAAGTTCATCGTTAGTGCTTACTGGGGATTGGACTATTGAATTTCACTATCGCGGCAACACTTTTAGCCCTCAGAATACAGCTCATCTCTTTTCTGTCGAGAAGTCTGGTTTTGGTTTTGCAGTTCTAGCGGTTAATGGCAACATAGTCATGGCTCGAAGCATCGACTTACCTACTAGCTTGTTCTCTGGGGTTACTTTAGCTGAGACAGACGTATTTTCAGGTAACAATCCAGTTTATCCAGCATACGAGAATGGAGCATACACCTTACAGCAGAAATTCCCTCATTTTGCAATTACGAAAAAGGGCAATGTCTATCGGTTTTATCGTAATGGGGTGCGGATTGGGCTTGTGCAGTCAGGTAATGTTATCAACATCTCTAGTGGCGACCTAAAAATTGGCTACTACAAAAATCGCGTCACTCAAGCACCGTACTTTTTGTCGAACTTACGCCTCACAGTTGGAAAAGCTCTCTACACAGCTTACCAACACGATGTACCTCTAATCCCATACCCACTTGTTACAAATATCCTCGATGTAACAGAATTGCTCGACTACATTTCATTGGTATCGGACAACTACGTGTCAAATAAGGCTGTCAATGGCAATACACTGTCGCTGACCTTCAATAGCATCATCGCGCTTACTAATTTGCCTGTAGTGACGATTTTAGGGCAATCTGCTGACGTTGTGAATACTCAGTACAACACTTATGTTGCAACGCTATTATTGGAAAACGAAGTAACTGACCAGAAAGTGTACTTCAACATAGCAATTCACAATGAGCCAAGCTTACCAAACAAGGATTTCAGCGCAACTACCAACAATACAGCCGTTTTTGTAGAGAATAGTCCTTTCACTATTGTTTTTGCCACTACTCAGCCTAACGATAACAGCTACAAGCTATATGCGACAGTTACTCTCAACAAAGATGCTCCAGCCTTCAGTTTGGCGGCTCTGACACTGACTAATTGTATTGTGGGTGGTCTTCTCAAGGCAAGTAACAACAATAGCTACTCGTTTGAAATTCAGGCGCTCACAAGTGGTACTTTTTCAGTCTCAGTGGCGGCAAATACGGTCGCATCGGCAATTGGCACTTTGAATCAAGCATCGAACACACTTACTAGGATTGCTGTGGTTCCCGCCTACTTACCCGACCCGTACTACAACCAAACATTGCTGCTGCTTCAACCCACTGGAACGAATATCGTTGACGAGAGCCAGTATGAGGTCACACTTGCAGTAAATAATGTCGATGTAGTCGGAGATGAGTATCCTACTGGCTTGTTAAAGTCTATGCGGTTTAATGGTCAGGGTTCGAGCATTGTGGCAACGCTTCAGCAGCCTCTGAGCGCCAACCAAGACTATTGCATCGAGTTCTACATCTATTTGTCCTCATTGACCACATTCTCTCTTTCTGCCCCTATTGCAAGCCCTGCGTCCGATGTAACACCGACTTCATTCAATATTAGTTGGAGTGATATTGTTGGAGCTACTGATTATGTTGTTGATATATCAAATACGAGTGATTTTTCAAGGAAAGTAGATGGATTTGACAATAAATTGGTTGGCGATGTTAATAGCGTTTCGGTTACTAGTGATTCAGCGATTGAATCTCCAGAAGTGGCAGAAAATAGAGTTAAGGGAGCTAATGGGTTTGTTGCGGAGTGGTCAAAAATGGCTAATGCTCTTGGATATAAAGTCTACACCTCATTGTCAAGTACTTTTAACACAAGTATTCAAGCTGTTTCGGGACTATTCACTCGTAGTAACAATTTGGTGATTGGAAGTGCAGTAGATGCAGTTGAGTATGCACCAGAGCCTATAGTAGGTGATGTGACCTCTTTATCAGGTTCATATTCGTCGAACAGTATCTTGCAAGGCATTCTCTCATCGGGAAATACCTCGCCAAAAATATTCGCATTCAATGACGAGGCGACACTTCGCATCTACAAGAGCAACCCAAATTACACTCAACCTGCTATAGCTGAAGATTTAGAGGTGCGGAAGTGGTTTCACGTTGCTCTAACTAATTCTGCTAGTACAAAATCCACTAAGCTGTATATTGATGGTGAGCTTCGCGACAAAACTAAGAATAGTGATATGAGTTGGGATGCAGATTTACATATAGGAGCAGCTATTACGAATTTCTCAGGTTACATTCAATCATTTAGAATAACCTACGGCACTACTAGATATAATTCAGATTTTACTCCGCCAAATTTACCATTAGCAAAAAATTAACTGAGATGGGAAGATTTATCAAACGTGATTCTACAGGAAAAATTTATCTTCGCGAAAATCAGACGAATGAATGGTTACTAATTTCCAATCAATCTGTCGTAGAAACGAGAACGCAAAAACGAACCCAACAAAGAAAATCGACAGAATCACTTTTTAAATTAGTCACGGTCAGACGGCTCGACCAACTTTCCATCGATACCGTCACATCTCGGTTGCGTATAGCTCAAGCCAACTTAGAGCGAAGCGCTGTGCTAGCCCAATTCCCTCTGCCAGCGCCAGTTAAGTTCCCAGAGACAGAAGAAGACCTCATCAACTACTTCTCAGTTTTCGTCGATGAAGACCTGTACGGCGTTAACGAACCAATCTTCACTTTTTTCTGTGATAGCTACCAGACCCAGATAAAAGCGTTTGTTACAGCCAACTCTAAAAACCGAGAAGGCTGGAGCGTACATCTTGCCTATGTTAAATCTGTTGTTACTAGGCAATATGGCTTAAAAGATGTGGACTGGCGTTTGGTTACTATCGACAATGCAGACATATCACCAGCTAATGATGGAATAGTTGTTACAGAAAAGACAGTATATGAGCTTAACCTTGATGATACTGGAGTTCCTAGCTGTTTCAAGGAGAATTTCTCTCTGGAGTCGCTTAAGTACTTGGGGGGAGGTATTTGGGGCGCTTTAGCCATCGACTCAGACGACAAAATTCCTGTATACGGGTTTGCGCCAAGAGATGATAGCAGATATAAGCAAATCAGTAATGGTAAGTCCAGATTAGGCGTTACGGTTGTTTCCTACAGTGTTACACCAACATATTCATTTACTTGGTGCAGAGGGCAGTCAGTACTTAGGAAACGCAGTAGAAATGCCTCCGTGCAATTTGACCAACAAGCTTTTGACGAAACTTCGGTACTTGTGCAGAAAAGAAACTCGAACTATGCCCTTGATTTGTGTTTGCGTCCTGAAATGTCAGCTAATTACCTGACTCAAAAAACAATCACTGAAACCTGCAACTCCCAAGCCACTTACGTCGGAAATACCAACTATCGGCTTGCATCTAAGCGAAAAGACCCTGACTACGGGACTGATGAAGCTAGATTCAGTTTACACAAATATAAGCAAGAATCAAATGTGTTGCGACCTAATCCTTTTGGAGTACTAGCGGCTTCTAAGGAAGGTGTAAATATGCTGCGACTTGATATGGGTATGGCAGAAGGAAAAATTGAGCAACCTTATGACATTAAGTACGCGCAAGGTGAAAGGGGTGTCAGCTATTCATGGGGATATCAGTATTGGTGGACTTATGGCAAAATTTTAGATGTTTACCCAACAGTTAAAAATCAGTTCACGTATTTTGGCGATAGATTAAGCTCCACTGGAGGTACTTTTAAATCTGCACTATTTGTTGATGGCGCAAATCCTTATGGCGCACTTATAAAAACCGATATACCTAATAGAGCTATGACTACTTGGGGTACGCCTATTAACCCTGAGAGTGGCTTTTGGGCTGTTAGGCAAGGTATTTTTGAGTTTGTGTTGAAATACTCGATGCCGCCACTATTTTCGCACGATGGCTGTTACTACTATCAAGTCAATCCTCGCAGAGTTGTCAGTAATTCGTCCTCTGGCGATAGATATTACGATAGCTCAGTTACAATACCTCAGTCGGGTTTTGCGGCTGTGTCGGGCTTCTATCCGCCAAATGCACTTAATAGCCAGAATGCTTACATAAACGTCTACAATCAGATATTAGGGAGCTTTGGTGCTGGAGGAATTAGTACTTACAATATTGGGTACAGACCTATTGCTGCAAATGACTCGGAATCGCTTCTGGTGTTTGCGCCAAACCCTGAACAGCAAGCAGAGCTAGGGGAACAGCCGTCGCTCTTCCCAAGCGGCTTTGTGGGTGATGTAAGGGAGAACATTGAAATTAAGGATTAAGCCCAAAGTCAGATTCGGACTGACGACCTTTGGTTTACAAAACCACTGCTCTCCCACTGAGCTAATAACCCAGACTCCTCCACTTGGACTCGAACCAAGGACATTCGCGTTAACAGCGCGACGCTCTACCAACTGAGCTATAGAGGATTAAGCGAAACGAGAGACTTGAACTCTTAACCTTTCCCTTGGAAGGGGCTGGCTCTACCAAATTGAGCTAGTTCCGCGTATTGGAGGCAGAGTTCAGATTCGCACTGAATGATGTCCAACTTATGAGGATGGCAAGCCGCTATTGCTTCATCTCTGCAATTTTTAATATAACACAAACTAAACTTATGTATATCTATCTTAAGAGGTATTATCTCCAAGGTACAAATTTGATAAGTTGCCAAACAGCCAAAATCCAAGTAATCATTTCTTTTGTCCTTCTTTCCAACGTTTTTCTAGTTTAGCAGCCACACAAGCTGGAAGCACTAAAGTTTCAGTTGTAGGAGTGTCTCTAAGCATATTTGCAGTGTCTAACAGGTCTTGCCAAGGATTGATAGACTCTGGCGGCAAAGTCCAAGATGATTTATTTTTCATCTCTTTATCTAACCATAAAAACAAGAAACATTATATGTAACCAAAGAGGTATCTTGTTGTTCAGGTCGAAAATTGCGGTCTTCGCTGTAAGTTTGCAAATATTGCACATCACTGCCAAAAATTGAGTAAATGTCAGCAGTGAAAATGGATTGTCGTTCAGGAAGTTGCTGCCAGTCAGAATCGGTAGCTGTAGGGTAGGCTTTAGTGGCTTTAAGGCATCTCCAGTAATAGTTGGAGTATTTGACGAGACTACCTCTTGGAAACGCCTCTAGGACGCTAGAAGTGGCTTTACCGATGTCTATAGCTTGCTCTGCTGGTCTTTGAATTGTGTTGGTGATGAACTTTTTATCGATAATTAAGGAATATCGAGGGTCGAGCTTAGGTATTAGGAACTCTCTGTAATAGATTGTATTCAGAATAAGCCCTTTATTACCTAATGTGGGATGTACCTGTTCTTTGCGACCGTATTCTCGCCTATTGATTTTGTCTTTATAGACTATTGGGGTTAGTGAGCCTGTTAGTTTTTTTTCAGTTCCTGTGGCGCTGATAAGGTTGATGCTGGGTCGATAATTAGTCGATGCTCCTTGGATATTGGTCAAGATATACAAAGGAAAAAATTTATCATACGTGCCGTTAAGTTTCTGGTGAAGCGAATTGTCCTCTGCGGCAAAGATTGTCTCAAAAGGTATGCCTACACTGTTTCTTGGAGATAAGAACTCAAAACCATCAATTTTCGGGAATGTGAAGTCTGGCATTATTTTACTGCTGTATCAGGTAAGGAGTCAATCCAGTCCTCAAAAACAGATGTCATTTTTTTCTCACGCGAATCAGCGTAATTTTTTAGCTTATCCATGCGTTTTTCAGATATGACCGCATTAAATCTTTTACTTTTATCGATATTGCTCATTGTTTATGTTTTTTATATGTTATACTGTATTTATTATACATGAAAGGACGAGTATACGCAATGGTTGAGACTTGGATTTTATATCAAACTACGAACGTTTGCAATGGCAAAATTTATGTTGGGGTACATAAATTAGCTAACACTAAAAGGTCTAAGAATTATCTTGGAAGTGGTTATGCTTTGAAACCAGCTATCGAAAAATACGGCATAGAAAATTTTACCAGAGTAACTTTAGCAGAATTCAATTGCCCCGAAAATGCCTACGATGCTGAAGCTAAGGTAGTTACAGCAGATTTTATTCTACGTGAAGATACCTACAATATTAGATTGGGTGGTAAAGGGTGTTGGGGTTTGAAACATTCAGAGGAAACTAAAAAGAAGATGTCTGTTACCAAGAAAGGTACGGTTGTGAATCCTGAAACTAGGATGAAACTCAGTACTGCACTAAAAGGTAAACCCAAAACGGAAGAAACTAAAAGAAAGATGAGCGCTAGTCAAAAAGGTAAAAAAATTAGCGAAGAACATAGAGCCAGTATTAAAATTTCCCATAACACACCTGAAGCTAAAGCTAATATGAGTGCTGCTCAAAAGGGCAAAAAACTGAGTGAAGAGCATAAATTAAAAATCAGTGTGGCTAAAAGTGGGGTAAATAACCATAATTTTGGCAAACCTTGTCCTGACGCAATTAAAGCGAAAATTAGTGCAGCTTGTAGTGTACCTGTAATAGTATGTGGAGAATACTATAAATCTATTGACAAAGCTTCAAAAACTAAAGAAGTTACCTATAAGACAGTATTCTACAGAGTTAAATCTGACAATCCGAAATGGTCAGAATGGCGCTTAGCTACCGATGCAGAAAAATTGTCTCATCTGAGTGAGTTATAATGAATGCAATCAATAAAACTTTTTATTATCCCTATGCCGATGTTCGAGGAAGCAACCCAGTTAAGCCTATTAGAAGACCTAGACGATTCTTTGTTGTTTGCTGGGACTCCTACGCCTATGGCAGCACTTCAACAAGGGATGTACTCAGTAGAAATTCAGTCGTTAACGGCAGATGCACAAGCCGAAATAAATCATCCAAACGAAACTGAGCGCCCCAGCATAAAACAGTTAAGTGAGCTAGGTAATCGCGACCCCGTAGCCAAACAGTGCTTAAGTTTCAAAGCGTTAAGATGTACAAGCTCATTTGGCGAATACTCCCACAGCAAGCGCGAGATAGAAGAATTTGTAAACTCAAATTTAAGAACATTACCAAAAAGCTTTAAAAAAATTATATTTCAGATTTTTACCTCAGCTATTCTCTATGGGATAGGTCTTGCTGAGTTCACTAAATCGTCTAAAATAAGGGGGTATCGTGGTCAATGGCGTATAGGTAATATTCACGTTTTAAATCCTGAGCAAATCATATCTTTCGGAAAATCCTCTAAAAGTTCTGGGAAAATTGAGTGGGTACTTTACGATAATGGAAATGGGAAGCAAGTAAAAATTCCATATCAGAAGCTCTTGCATATCACAAACACAAGCGGGGCAGCCTTTGATAAGACCGCGATTTGGGGTGTAGGCGACGGTGCAGCCGCAAATTCGTACTACAAATTAAAAAAAGTAGTACTCACACACCTAGCACTCCGCATCAAAAACGATAGCGAAGGTCTACTCTGGGCAAAAACACCCAACAACGGTACGACCACAATGGTTGACACCCAAGGTAACGTTAAAAAAGACAACAAGGGCAAGCCACTCCAACTAACAAAACAAGCTGCTCTTTCGCACCAACTAAAAGACATTCAAAAGCGAGGATTCATCGTCACCGATAACGACGTAGAACTCAGCCGCATCCAAATACAAAACACCAGCGAAAATCACTTCAAAGCGTTAGAATACATCGATAGAGGCATTCAATCCAGTTTTGCCATACCTTCAGGCATCTTTGACGTTAATAGCGGCTCAGGAACGACAAATCTAGGTAATAACGGCTTTGGTCAAAATTTCAAGATGACCTTTGACTCAACCATCTTCGCACTAACTACCACACTCAAGCACGAAATTATCCACAAAATGATTCGTGGCTTATTACACGACAACTTCCCTTCAAGTTGGTTCAGCGAAGATTGGGGCGAGTTTGTATTCGATGTCGAAGAAGACCAAGCAACAGTTAATGGTCGTCTCAGCACTATTACTTCACTTATTGCATCTGGCATCATTCCTGCCGATGACGTTGAGGTACTTAGCCTTATCCGTAAGAACCTTGGATTACCTTCACTCGATGAAGACGAAAAAGCCAAGAAACAAGAAGATGCACTTAAAGCTGAGATACAAAAAGAATTACAAAAACAAAGTGAAGTATTGGCTCTACAGGCTCAAATCCAGCAAATGCAGATGCCTCCTGCCCCACCAGAAGGACAACCTGAGCAATATCCTCTTCAAGAGGGAGCGCCGCAAGCATAGTAGTTATGTTATACTAAAAAAGTCCTAGAGGGATTCGTAGGCATTACGAAATTACTGATTTCTAGAGTCGGTGGTTGAACCTGTCAAAAACCGTAGGCATCACGGGACTCTTAACTGAGGCGCAAAAGTTAAGAGTCAAAACTGCCTGATATCTACAGGCTCTGAAAGGCTACTAACAGTCCTCAAACTTCGGAGCGAAACAGCAGACTAAGCCTCTCACTGAAGCTGAAACTAGTCTGCGCCCTCTTTATTCTTTTTCATCTGACGAAGTTGCCGCTTGCTCCTTCTTTTTTCTGACGTATTTTTTAGTTTCTTTTTCTACAACAGGACTAATCAAATTTTGTAGCCCTGTTTGATAAATATTTGCAAAGTT